TTTACCATACTACGCAGATGTTTTAACAAGATCAGGAATTCGTGTTGGTGAGTTTGCAACAAGAATACTTCCTGCTGTAGGAAAACTTGCAAGCGATCTTATACGAAAACCTGCATTTAAAGTTACAGGAACAGGAGGAAACTACATTCAAGATTATGGTGAGACAACTCCATTTAATATTAAAGGCACAGGTATATTTACAGAATTTTTAGAAAACATAACGCCGACAGCAACAGAAAAAGCTATTGGTTTAGATAAATTAATTCAACAAGAAGAACAAAAACAAAAAGATAGAAGATCAACTATCGGTCCAAAAGTTTTAGCAGACACAATCGGTCTTGGTGTAGAAGTTACAGCTCCAATATTTCCTGGAATAAAATTATTAAATGCGTATGCAAAAACTAAAAACTTACCTATAGATAAAGTAACAACAGAATTATTACAAAAAGATATAGACAAAGTTTTGTCTGAGAGAGGTTTAGATAGAAGAAAATTTTTACAAGCAACAGGTGCAAGCGCTACAATTGTGTTAGCTAAAATGTTAGGTCTTGGTGATGAAATTGCACAATCAACAAAGGTGGCTGAAAAAGCTGCTGAAACAGTTGTTGATACAACTCCACAACACTTTTTTGATTTAGCAGATTTAATAAAATTTTATGGTAAAGAAGGCGTAAAAGAGAGTCCGCGTGCTCGTAACATTTATTGGAAAAATTATGAATTAATGGAAGATATTTCTACAGGAGAGATGAGAATAATTAAAACAAACGAGGCAGGAGCGCGTACTGCAGATGGTGATATAATTGACGGAATTTTTTCAGAAGAGGTTATGGAATTTAAACCTGGTGAATTTACTGAAGGGCCTGATGGTAAATTTGTTAAGACTCCTGATGAATATACAGAGGCAACGATTACTCCAGATATTGATGGAAAGATGAAAGAATTTGAAGATGGAATTGATGAAACTTCAGTATCTAAAATGATAGAGGATATTAATGAGGCTGGTGGTGAAGAGATATTAGAGAAAATAAGATTTCAAGATCTAGAACAAAAGATATATTAAAAGTGAAAAAACTAACCAGAACAATACCACCTAAAAGAGGACCTAATCCACAAGGGTTGAATGTTCCTCTAAAACAGGTTAAAGTGGTAAACCCGGAGAATATAAATGGCAGATATAGACAAGTCGTTACCAAACGTCAAAACATCAATAGAGGTTAATCCTCAAGAAGAAATAGAAATACAACAGGAGAAAGCTTTAGAAGCTGAAGATCCTGGAGTTGAAGTTAATCCATTAGAAGATGGTGGAGTAGAAGTAAATTTTGATCCAAGTAAAGTAAATATAGAAGGACAACCTGGACACTTTGATAATTTAGCAGAATTGTTACCAGAAGAATCATTAGAACCAATTGGTTCTGAGTTAGTTTCTAATTATAAAGAATATAAAACATCAAGAAAAGATTGGGAGCAATCTTACATACAAGGTTTAGATCTTTTAGGTTTTAAATACGAAAATAGAACTGAACCTTTTCAAGGTGCATCTGGCGCAACACACCCAGTTCTCGCTGAGGCAGTTACACAGTTTCAAGCTGGAGCCTACAAAGAACTATTACCTGCAGAGGGTCCTGTTAGAACACAAATAGTTGGTAGATCTGATCCACAAAAAGAAGCTCAGTCACAACGTGTTAAAGATTACATGAACTATGAGTTGATGGAAAGGATGCATGAGTATGAATCTGAGTTTGATCAAATGTTATTTCATTTACCACTTGCAGGTTCTACATTTAAAAAAATTTACTACGATGATCTTTTAGGAAGAGCTGTATCAAAATTTATTCCTGCTGAAGATTTAATTGTCCCATACACAGTAACAAGTTTAGATGATGCAGAGTCTGTAATTCATGTAATTAAAATGTCTGAAAATGATTTAAGAAAACAACAAGTTGGTGGTTTTTATTCTGACGTAGACTTAGGTCCTCCAGGTGTTGACACAAACGATGAATTAACAAAAAAAGAAAGAGAACTTGCAGGAAGTAAAAAAACAGGAAGACAAGATGATATCTATACTTTGTTAGAGTGTCATGTAAATTTAGACTTAGAAGGTTTTGAAGACAAAGATGCAGAGTTAAATCCTACAGGAATTAAATTACCTTACATCGTAACTGTTGAAGAATCGTCAAGAAAAATTCTTTCTATTAGACGTAATTACGAGCCCACAGATCCAAAAAGAAATAAGATCCAATATTTTGTTCATTTTAAATTCTTACCGGGTTTAGGATTTTATGGTTTTGGATTAATTCACATGATTGGCGGATTAAGTCGTACGGCAACGGCGGCTCTCCGTCAATTATTGGATGCAGGAACATTATCTAATTTACCTGCTGGATTTAAACAAAGAGGTATTCGTGTTAGAGACGAAGCATCACCACTACAACCAGGTGAGTTTAGAGATGTGGATGCGCCAGGAGGAAACTTACGAGATGCGTTCATGCCTCTACCATACAAAGAACCATCACCAACATTATTACAATTAATGGGTATTGTAGTTGGTGCAGGTCAAAGATTTGCGGCTATTGCTGATATGCAAGTAGGAGATGGTAATCAAGCTGCAGCTGTAGGTACAACTGTTGCACTATTAGAACGTGGTTCAAGAGTCATGTCTGCAATACATAAAAGATTGTATACTGCAATGAGATCAGAATTTAGACTTCTTGCAAAAGTATTTAAAACTTATTTACCACCTGTTTATCCTTTTGATGTCGTGGGAGGTAGAAGAGAAGTTAAGCAAATGGATTTTGATGATAGGGTAGATATTTTACCCGTTGCAGATCCAAATATTTTTTCAATGGCACAAAGAATTACATTGGCTCAAACAGAATTACAACTTGCAACTTCTAATCCACAAATACATAATTTATATGGTGCATACAGAAAAATGTATGAAGCTTTAGGTGTAAAAGATATTGATGCAATATTACCACCACCAGCTCCAATGCAGCCCATGGACCCATCATTAGAACATATAAATGCTTTAGGTGGCAAACCTTTCCAAGCTTTTCGTGGTCAAGATCATAGAGCACATGTTACAGCTCACTTAACTTTTATGTCTACAAACATGGTTAGAAATAATCCACCAATAATGGCTGCAATACAAAAAAATATACTTGAACACATAAGTTTAATGGCTCAAGAACAAGTAGAATTAGAGTTTGCAGAACAATTACAACAAATTCAAGTGCTACAAGTACAAGCACAACAAGATCCAATGGCTGCACAACAGCTTCAAAGGTTCGGACAAGACATAGAAGCTAGAAAAGCAGTGTTAGTTGCAGAGATGACTGCTGATTTTGCAAAAGAAGAAAAAGAAATTACATCACAATTTGATGCAGATCCTCTTTTAAAATTAAAATCACGTGAAGTTGACCTTCGAGCAATGGAAAATCAACGTAAAAAAGAGGCAGATGAAGCAAGATCAGACCTTGATAGAGCAAAATTAATGCAAGCAAGAGATTTAGCTGAAGATAAAATGGAACAAAACGAAGATTTAGCTAAATTACGTGCTGGAGTAAGCCTTGCAAAGACTGGTGTACAACAAGCACAAGTTATGATAGACGATTAATTATGCCCTTAAACGAAAAAGGTAAGAAAATTATGAAATCTATGAAAAAACAGTACGGCAAAAAGAAGGGTGAGACTGTTTTCTATGCATCTAAGAACAAAGGTGTTATAAAAGGTGTAGAAAAAACTAAAAAAAGGAGCAAAAAGCTATGATGAACTATAAAAAACAGAAAAACATCGATGTTCCAGAGCAAAAAGTTGAAATAGACCCAAGATCTAAGACAACTGCGGATGGAGCTTTTAATGCAATTGCTAAACCTGAACAGGTTGGAGTAAGAGGCACTAAAAGAATGTTAGCTGAGAAAAGAAAAACAGCAATAGTAGTATAATTATGTGGTTTAGTGCTATTAAATTAGCAATTAATGCTGGAAGTAAGATATACGCCAACAAACAAAAAGCTAAAATGGCTATGTCAGACGCACAGCTATTGCACGCAGAGAGACAAGCTCGTGGTGAGGAAGCTTACCAGGGTAAATTGCTAGAAGCTCGACAATCGGACTGGAAAGACGAGGCAGTTCTTATAATTTTAAGCACGCCCGTGGTTGTGCTTGCATATGCAGTCGTATCAGATGACCCAACAGCGATGGACAAGGTAAAATTATTCTTCGAGATGTTCTCGCAGCTCCCGTCATGGTTTACAAATTTGTGGATCCTTGTAGTGGCGTCGATTTATGGTATAAAGGGAACGCAAATATTTAGAAACGGAGGAAAAAAATAATGCCAAACAAAAGATTTAACAAACAAGTTCCTGCATTCAAAGCTGGTGGTAGAGCTGGTAAAATGGGTGGCGGAATGATGATGAAAAAACCTATGATGAAAATAGGTGGAGACGTCAAAAAAATAGAAAAAACTTTTGGAAAGAAAAAGAAAAAAGTTGTTAAGAAAAAAAAGAAGTTTCCTGATTTAAACAAAGATGGCAAAGTAACTTTTGCAGATGTTTTAAAAGGAAGAGGAGTTAAAGCAAAAGCATAATGGCTCGTCCAGGTTTATACGCAAATATTCACGCTAAAAGAAAACGTGGAGGCAAGATGCGTAAGAAAGGTGCAAAGGGTGCACCTACTGCAGCGAACTTTGCAAGAGCAAAACAGACAGCGAGGAAAAAATAATGACTAAATTATGTCCTAGAGGTAAAGCCGCAGCGAAAAGAAAATTTAAGGTATATCCTAGCGCATATGCGAACGCATACGCTTCTAAAATTTGTGCAGGTAAAATTAAAGATCCATCTGGTGTAAAGAGAAAAGATTTCAGAGGACCTAAGCCTAGTAAAGCTATGGGTGGTAGAATTTATAAAGCAGGTGGTGGAGTTGCAGAAGCAGCTGAAAAACTAAGACGACAAGGTTTAGGCAAAGGCGGTAGAGTTTGTAAGATAGCTATAAAAGGACAAAACAGAGAAGCTATCGGAAAGAATTCTTAATGCCATGGCTGGTTTAAAAGAATGGTTCAAGCAAGATTGGGTCGATATCGGAGCCAAGAAAAAAGGTGGGGGTTTTAAAAAATGTGGAAGAAAATCTGCAAGTGGATCAATGCGTGCCTGCTGCAAAAGCCGCCCGAATGACAGAATCGCAAAGGCGTTCTGCTGTTGCAAGAAAGAGAAGTAAAGCTCAAGGTGTTGGTGGTAAACCAACTAATGTTCCAACATTTGCTAAAAGAAAAAAAGCGATGGGTGGTGGTTTTATGATGAAGAGACAAAGAATGGGCATGATGTAATGAGAACTGATTACAAAACAAGAGAAGAATTTTCAAAAGGCACAATGCCTGCAAGAAATAAAAAGAATTTTAGACCCACTAAAAAAGGGGCTGGAATGACAGAGGCTGGAGTTAAAGCTTATAGAAGACTTAA